CTCCCAGGTCATGTGTGTGTTCTACTAAGTCTAATAAATGGTCTCTCATTGATATTTCTCCTTGTGTTTGATTATACGTGTTTTATTTAGATTCTGCAATGGGTTTGGGCAAGATTTTTGCCAAGGCCTGTCCACCACGCAGGCTAGGCTGTTCACCGGTCCGGCGCAGTTCTAACCAGGTGCTTGGACCTTGGTCGGTCCAAGCAAAGGCTATTTCGTAGCCCAGGCTCTGGGCCAGTTGGCGTACCAGATAGCCCGGGGTATAACAACAGTAGTGTTGTTCAACCAATATCACTGCCTTGGCCCGATCACAGTCATTGAATGTCATGATCAAGGTGCCACCTGGTCTGAGTTTTTGATATATTTCTGTGAGATATTGTCGTAGCACCTCAAAAGGTCTGAAGTTAAAAAAGTTGTAGGCAAATACCAGACCAAACTGACTCTTTGGCAACTGCTCCAGGATGGCCGTGTCGGACCGTTCCTGGATGACGTAGGGTCGCAGGCGTTGCTGATACTGTTCGTTGAACTGTGCCATGGCAGGTTGCAGGAGATCATGGCTTTCGTCCACCAGGTACAAGGGATCCGAAGCCAACAGGTCATTGATAAATGTTTCTCGCCCAGGACGTATGATCATGGCAGCATGGTGCCAACTATTGTAGCGTGTCAGGCGAGTGCGATAGAACTGCGTAGTTTCGGCAGATATTTCAGGACGGCGATCCAAGATGTATTCAGCGGTATCATGCAACATCTCTTGCTCGTAGAGCCTGTAGCTTTCAGCAAACCAGGGCTTTTCGGTCACAGTGATCAGCTCACGCAAGGTCTGTTTTAATTCGCCCAGATCAGACTCGTACTGTTGCAAGGAGTCAGCTACCTCAGTTTGTCTCCGTGCCAGCACAGTGCTGAACTGTTCCAATTGCATGGCAGAGGCCGATACCACATGTGTAATCTTGGACAGATCTTGATCAGTTTGCTGTGCTGTGTTGACAGTAGACATCACATCCAGCTGGTTCATGTAGTTTACAAGTTCACTGAGCTTCATATCACCACTCAAACAAAGTTTGGAAAGTGTTTTCTGTGTTGGTGGCCGACACCAGGTCCCAGTCCAACACACCTAATAGATTATCCAATTTCTGATCCACCACTGTGGCTTCCATTTCGCTGTCGTCAAACGGCAGTTCTTTGAACCAGGCAGGCAAATGAATCTCATCTGTGGGATACCCTATGCTGGTCCAACCCAAGGGATTGGATTTCAACTTGCACACAATGGTCTTCATGCCATCAACAATCTGCATTGAATACTTGTCCGAGTTCATCCTGCGTAGGTTGTTCCAGTTGATGGCCGCACGCACATGGCCTGGCATGTTGGCTCGGCCCTGGCGTTCCTCTTCCTTGGCATACTTGGTCAAGTTGTTTACACGCTTGGGACTGCCCTTCTCCCAACCCGGACGCTCTTTAAACTTGTACTTGAACTCGCGAATCTTTTCAATGATCTGCTCACGACTGGTGCCGATCAAAACCTCGTCGAGAATTTGGCTTAAGAACTCCTGGATGACTTTGGGAGTGTCACTGCGTTTGAGATCAAGACCCATGGCTTTTACTCGGCCAGGACTACCGTGTGTGTCCACACGCTTGTTTTCTTTGTCATAATACATAACAGCATAACGCTTTTTGGTAATAAACAAGCCTTTGCTGGCCACAATTTCGCGACCACCTTGGATCACATCGCCCATTTCACGCGGCACATGGAATGCCTGTTCCATGAAGCCAGGAAAGCTATCGTTGACTTGATCAGCGATACTGTTATACAATTGAACAGCAATTTCACGACTCCAGGTCATGTTTCCTTTTTCAATTTCGTCCTTGAGCACAGGATACGCTGAGAAATAACATGAGTCTGTGTCACCATAAATGATTGCGTCGCCCACATGATCATATTTGCCAGTGATACATTCATTTACATAAGCATCCATGTGCCTGGCAATGGCACGACCAGTAAGAGTTGTGGATTGGCCAATACGCTTGTCAAAGAACCGGCAACCAGGATTTAGAATAGCACCATACAAACTGTTGAGGTTAATCTTTTTAACCAGTTGTCTCTTATCCCAATACTCTTCATCTTCTGCATTTGCACACTCTTTGAGTCGGGCCTGCATTTCTTTGCGTTCGGCATACCAGCGTTTTAACAAGCCAGGAATAACTGCTTCCTTCTCGTAAGTAAAGATAGTGCCATTGGCTGTGATCATCCAAGGACGGTTGCTATCAAAAATTATCTTCCATACGTCAGCGGCACTGTGTACACTTTCTTCACCATCATTCCAATCAATGGTAATTTCTGTGCCCGGTTCAGTATTCATCACAGCCGTGTATTCTAGACTGCCAAACAGGCCCTCCCATGCGCCAGCAAAGCTGGAACCACTGCGTATCTTATCACTGATATATCGTTCGGTCATTACAGGTCTTAGTTGTCCGACGATGGTCTCTGGTCCCATGTTGAGCGCACGGATGGCCGACGGATACAAACTGTTGATGTCTATGCTTCCCACATACTCGTGGATGCCTTTCTTTGGAAATGCAACATAAGCTCCAGCGGCCTGCGTGTCCTCATCACTGTAACGTTCTTTGCGGTTGGGCACAACCATGCCACGCTCGTGTGCTTCGTTGATAATGGCCTGTTCTGTTACGGCCACAGCACCCATTGTGGTTTGTAGTAGCACAGTATTTTCATGTGCCAAGGTGTTGGCAAGATCCAAAAACTTTAATTTCTTGTCCAGCTTGGCCAGGATCATTGTGTCCTGTCTGTTGTACTCGATAAACCGTTTGAAGTTTTGGTTGTACAATTGATCCAGTGTGCCTTCAAATACTGTCTTGGTTTCTTGCAGTTCATATTCGGCAATGGCATCTAGGCTATAACTGTGACGTTCTTCATATGTGTACTTACGATACAGTTGCATATAGTCCATATGCACACGACCAATCAAGTCATATGTTTCATTTTCTGCACCAAATCGTTCAAATGTACGCTTCTTGGGATATTGATTCCATAAACAAAATCTACGTGTGTCATCCTTGCTGAGCACACGAGTAACACGATTTACTGTGTAGGGTATATCATAACCCTCACTGTTCCAACCTGAAAGTGCATCTGCGTCTTCGATAAGATCCAGGAAGGTTTTTAACATTTCTTCTTCGCGATCAAATACAATACAGTTTTCAAACTCGCCGGCTATCTCATCCGCGGTAGTACGGCTCATGTGCTTAGGAGGAACAACCAGGGTGACTATTTGATCTAGCCATTGCAGATACACTGAAATAGCAGTGATGGCATTGAATGGATCTGTGGTTGGACTAAAGCCACGTTCTGGGTCAAAGTCTACCTCAATGTCGAAAAACGCTACGTTAAGTTTTGGACCGTCTTGGCCTTTGTAGTTTTCTTCCAGGCAACGAAAGATTGGATTGATATCCGATTCATACAGTTGCTTGCCACTCTGTATGCGGATCTCTTTGCGGAACTCTTTGTTATTTCTAGTGCTGAATCTTGACACGGGTGTGCCAAATAGGCTTTGGAATTTGCCACGAGGATCGTCGTAATAGAATGTGTAGTTGGGTGCATATTCTTGATAGCGACGTTCACCGTCTCTGCGTTCAACCACATGTATGCGATCGTGTTCACGATCAAATAGTGCGTCAATGTAACTCAATGCTTTCTCCAGTTATGGCTGGTGTGCCATGATTCATGTTGCTTACGGCAACGACTCGCTAGTTATCAAAAAACTATTTATTGTGTTGCAATTCAATATAATAAATTTTACAGACAGGCCATGTGTTAGGATCTGTGTGATTCTTGTGGGTCTCATAATAATTTTCGCTCAAAAAATGATCAGTTACTTTTAATCCAGAATTTTCAATGAATGGCAAAAAATCTTCAAGGGTGCTTCCGGCGTGATTTTCCTGAAGAAGAATTACAACACCGTCGGTGAGATTGTTTTTAATGTTGGCAAAAAAATATTTTTAACCCCAAGACATTACATCTGTAAAATCTTTTATGCGATTCCAATAGGTCAAAGCATCATGGTAAGATTTATGTGTAGGATTTAGCACATCTACCGCCAAAAAATCTGCGTCTGACATTGTTTTCCAGTTGCTAATTCTAGCGTATTCAACTCTGTCGGCCTCAAACGAACGACTCATGTTGTAAAACTCTTCAATTTCTTTGTAGTTGTCGTACTGCACAACTATTCGGGTGTACAACTTCATATTGTTTTGTTTTTTTTTCTGTTGCAACCATGACATGGATGACATAATTTTCTTCCAAGTTCCACCTCGACGTAGCTTTTCATAGGTTTTAGATTGTGCGGCATCAATGGTCACAGTAATTTGCCTAACGCGATTTTGCATGGCTCCTAATTTATGCCAGTTTTTTTCGCATAACAATCCATTAGTCAATATAGATAATTCAAGGTTTGGGAAATCAACAACAGGTATCTTGTTGACAAACGACAACAAAAAATCACTGGCAAATAATTCACCACTGGTACTCAAGGTTAGATTAATTTTTTGATCCGTTGGAGTTGAAAAAATATTATAAGTTAATTGTTCTACATATTTTACTTGTTGGTTTTTTTGTTGCGTTGACAGTTTAATCACCTTTGTACGACAACTGGGACAACTCAGATTACAAGTAAGGTCCCCAGAAATGTAAATTTCACCGGGCATTAGATAACGGCTGGCATCCTGTATTTGCCAGGCAACAGCATCAGGAATATTTTCAATTGTATTCAGTTGATTATTTCGCAAAATTCCACATGTGCTTTCGTTGCAAAAAATATAGGTTCCATCAATAATTGACTGTCTGATTTTTTTTGATAACGAACTCTTGAGTAATTCACTCAGTGCAGTTTCAAAAATATTTCCAATGGTGGTCGGCAACCAGCCACTACATCCGCACAATCTCACTTGCCCTTGAAGATCGATTTGTGCAACCACAAATGGACTTATACATATTTTTCCAGATAGATTTTTTTTTGGAAAAATTGTAGGCAAGGCAATTTGTGACATCAAATTTTCCAGATCAAAGAGTTTTGCCCACAGTGGTCAAGATTTGTTCCAGCAACTCGTGATCCTGTTGCTCTCTACCAAACTCGCTCTTGTGAGCCAGGCGTATGGCTTTTTTAAGCACGTTGGGTTTGATTTCTAGTTCTTCGGCAATGGCCTTGACTGTGTCGTTGAGACCACCTGTCAAGGTTTCTATTTCATGCATGACCTGCATGCCTTCGTTGATGACCTGATTGAGTTTACGTGTTTGTTCTGCGTTGAAGTTTTTGCTTGCCATTAGATTTCTCCGGTTAGTTATACTATTATACAGTATTTTTTGGTATTGTCAAATCTAGTTAGCTCACTTGATAGTCCACGGTAGCGAATCGCTTTCTACGGGCAGCAGCCGCCCATTCGGTCCTAAGGCCAAATCTTATTCTGTATCAGTGCCTCGATAGAACCAGGCGTCGTCGCCACCTGCGGACCATTTGGCCAGGTGCTCCACGCTGTACACTGTAGTGGGTATCTTGAAGTCGGGAGTTTTCAGCACTGCGGGCACAAGACTCACATCATACCACAAACAACGATTGTTGGGCTGGCAGGCAAACTGTCCGTTGTCCAGGCGTATGAAGTTGTAGCTCTTGTGTTCTTCCACACCTTCGGTAAAGGTGACATCCAGTCTGTTGTGATCCGGTGCAGCAAAATCTATGGT